ACCAATTAGAAAATAGAAAGATTCTACAAGACAAAAAGAGATATAAAGAATACATGATGAAGCATGGATCTCTCAACCAAGCTGCTAATGCATTCTTTGATCTCAACTAATTGAATTTGCATTATAATTAAGTAGAAGGAGTAGAGAGTGATATCTCTACTCCTTTTATTTTTTTTTTGAAAATTACTTACTTCCAAAACATCCATATAATTTACTATGCTAAGGAGGTTAATATAAATGGCAAATGATAAAAATGCCAATCAGAGAAAGATTAACAATTCTCTTGATTTGCTTGATCGCCAGGTCAATGATCTGTATAGAACAACATATTCTACTACAAATACTTCAGAAGAACTTAAATCTCAGCTATCTGATAAGCTAGATGATGCTATTAAGAAGTCTACTCAAGAGGATGGAGATATTCAGAATCTGTCTAATACCTCTAAGATTATTATGAAGCTTATGAAGCCTGAAAATAATACAGCTTCTGCTAAGCTTAATAAGTCTTTCGGTAAAGGCGTAGGAGAAGATATCTCTGTTCTATTTAATAACTCTGGTGTTCAAGCATCTCTAATGGACACTTATGCAAAGACTAAGTGGATTACTGAGCTTGATAATGAGTTTGATCTAATCTGCAAATATATGCCTAAGCTACAGGCTGCTCTAGATATTAAGAGAGATGCTGTTCTTTGCTCTGATTCTTATACTAAGGAATTTCTTAATGTAAGACCTAGATATGAGAATCCTACTTCTTCTGCAAATGCTGCTATTGCTAATAATATTGAAGAAATGATCAAGAAATATGATCTTTCTAATAGAACAGAAAAGTGGTATGAAAATACTTCTAAGTATGGTGAGCAATTTGTTTATTGTGTTCCTTATTCTTCTGCATTCCAAGAGCTTCTAAGAAGAAAGAAGAATACTTCTTATGCTTCTACTATGCAGACTGAATCTACTATTTATTCTACTAAAGATGGTAATAAGCCTAATGCTACTGCAAATGCTGTAGTAAATGAAGCAGGAGAAATTTCTATTAAGGTTACTCTTGATACTTCTAAGGTTATTTTAGAAGCTGTTAAGCAAGAAGAATATATTAGAAAGAATAGAGCAGCTGCTAATTCTAAATTTAGAGGTCTTTCTGAATCTTTTACCATTACAGAATCTAATGATAAATTTGAAGATCATCTAAAGAAGAATGGTAAATCCACAGAAGTTAATTTTGATAACACTATTGGAGATACTATTGAATGGGAAGATGATAAGACTGCAGCAAACGGTCTAATTGATCCTAATGGTCAAGATGCCAATACTAAGATCAATCTAAATGGTGCAGTTCTTACTGATATCAAGCATGATAGAATCATTCCTGTTTATATTGATGATACAATGTTTGGTTGCTATTATATTAGATATAGCGAAGATCAAGATATTGATATCAACTCTGTAGGAAACATTACAGGATATAATTCTGTAACTGGAATGTTTGATAACGGCCCTATTGGAGCTCAGTCTTCTAATTATGATGAAGATGAAATCAATAACAAGGATATGCTTCTAAAAGCATTAGCTGCAAATATTTCTCAGAAAATTGATGCAGCGTTTATTAATGCTAATGCAGATCTTAAGAAAGAATTGTATCTACTGCTAAAATTCAATGATAAATATAATCAGGTTGAGCATACTCCTGATCTTGACATTGTATTCATTCCTGCAGATGATATTCACCATCTGAAATTCAATGACGATCCTATTACTCATAGAGGAATTAGTGATCTTTGGAATGCTCTAGTATCTGCTAAACAGTGGATTATGCTCAATACCACTTCAGTATTGGGATGGACTACAAGAGGCTTTGATCGTAGAGTCTATTATGTAAAGCAGTCTCTAGATACTAATGTAGCACAGTCTCTATTGAATGTCATTAGTACTATTAAAAAGGGTAACTTTGGTATTCGTCAGATGGAATCTGTCAATAATATTCTTAATATGGTTGGTAGATTCAATGACTTTGTTATTCCTATTGGACCAAATGGAGATGCTCCTATTACATTTGATACACAACCTGGACAGCAATTTGATTTTCCTCAGGAGCTAATGGGAAATCTAGAAGAATCTGCTGTTAATTCTACTGATGTTCCTTTGGAGATTGTTAATAGCTCTACTAGTATGGACTTTGCTGTTAGATATACTATGACTAATGCAAAGCTTCTACGTAATGTCTTAAAGAGACAATCTAAATTGGAAAGTTTCTTGTCTGATATCTTCACTAAGATTTATAAATTTGAGTACAATGAAGATGTGCAACTTGTTGTTACTCTTCCGATTCCTGCATTCTTGAGTATGACTCAGGGCTCTCAGCTTCTACAGAGTGCTACTCAGTATGCTGAATCTATTACTGATATTGAAATGAATGGCGAAGACGATGAAGCTAAGAATGCTTTCAAGAAACTTGTCATTCGTAAGTTAATTCCTTCGTATCTATCTGATAAGGATATTGAAGAAATTAAGAATACTATTAAGATTGATAATAATATTCAATCTAGTATGAGTGGACTCAGTGCAGAAGATCTAGCAGATTAAAAATAATAAAATTCCCAGAGGATCTTAATGACCCTCTGGGATTTATATATTAATTTACAGTGCCAAGGAGGATTTTTATTAGCACTAATAATTTAATACTTATTAGCCGAGCTGTGCACCTCTAGAAGTCTTAGAAGCAACAGTGTTACCCAGAGACTTGCTAGACAGAATGTCACCAACCAGACCGAAACCAGTATTCTCAACCTTGCTCTTATAAACATCGTACTGATAGTTGTTGGAGTCGAGGGTGAGCATACGATTCTTATTCTTAGTGGTAAGGTCATTCTGGAGCATCATATTAGCATACTTGTTAACCTGATCGCCCATGATGGGATAGCAGTTAAAGCTCATGCTAACTTCCTGGAACTGAATATCACCATGCGTAGAGTTATACATCTGGCTAGTGGGAGCAGCAGTAGGCTGAGCATTGCACAGCAGATATGCCTTCTCAATAGAACGCATGGTATTATCAGTGACATAGTACAGGAACGTAAAGACCTCATAATCAGGACCAGGATCAGTAATAGAATTACCAATCAGACCATGATAAGTCTTAGCCTTAGAATACGGATCCTTAATACCAGTCAGATAATAAGACAGATAGTTAGTCAGCAGAGAGCCAGAACGCTCGAAGAAGGACATGCTAACCTGAATAGAAGTATCCATGCTGACATTATTGATAACCTGCAGCTCATTGACACCATTAGTAACAGTGCCAGCATCAGCAGTAATATCAGGAATGCCATCCAGACCACGGAATTCGCCTTCCAGGATATGGACAAATCCATCCTGCAGGTTCTTAACCTTGGAATCCTGTGCAGCCAGCAGCTGCATATATCTAGGAACAGAAACAACAGTCAGGAACGAATAACCAGTCTCATAAAGATCAAACTGCTTCAGATTGGAGTAGTCAGTAACACCCTTCATCAGAGTATACTCAGATACATTACGAGGCATCTTAATATAGTTCAAACCGACAGACATAGTTTAGTTCCTCCTTTCTTAAGAATTGTCACTGGTGGTATCAGTAACACCAGGAATCGGATTAGAAGACGGAGAACCCTCAACGGCAAAGACATCAAACACCTCAGCCTGCGGGAAATCTCTATAATAACAATACAGAGAAGCATTGAAGATCTTATTAGCAGTCTGCACATCATCTGCAGTATAAACTAGCTTGATGGACTTAAAGAACTGCTCATACTTAGAAACGACGTTGTCGTTAATCAGATCCTTATACTTACCAAAGTCAGTTGCATCCGGCTCCATCAGCATAAAGCGAATGGTAGGAACATAACGACGAATAGCCTTAACAACACGCTGGGTAACCAGAACATTGTTGATGTAAGACAGAGGACCATTATGATCCTGAGAAGTATAAGTAGACTGAATTGCCAGCTGACGATCAGCAGTCAGGTTAACAAAGTTGACCTTCAGATCATCCAGAACCTGCTTCTGATCATAATCAGGAGTGACACGAGGAATAATATTCAGAGTACCCTCAATAGCATCAGTGATGATGAAGTTGTTGAACTCACCAGCAATAGGTGCTGCAATATTAGTGCTATAATGGTTGACCAGCAGAGGAGCCAGGCCATAACCCATAGTAACACGAATTTCCTTATGAGAATACTCATCCAGGACATCGTAGACAGACATATAGTCGCCCACAAAGCAGCTCTGAGTCCAGCCAGATCCTGCATCAAAGAGCAGCTGAATATCTTCCAGGGTCTCAATATTCAGACCTAGATCACGGAAATAGAAGAAGTCTTCTCTGAAATCCGCAAGAGATACGATTTGCCTCTTAACACTGATAGGATAGTTGGCGTCAACGCAAAAGTCAATCTTATGCTGATCCAGATCAAAGATCTCATCGGAGAACTCACCAGAGAAGAACTTAACTGCTTCAGCAGCCCACTCATCAGTAGCAGCTTCACCAGGGAACGGAGCATCACCAAACTTACCGTTGTCACCAGACATCAGAGACATGCCATAGACACTGGTCATATCAATACCAGTATCATCAACACGGATAGTGGACAGATCCTTACCCTTTAGAGTGCAACCGAACAGAGGATCAACTTCATAAAGTTCATCAACAGTATAGCCAGTGACTTCTGCAAGCTTTGCAAGGTATGCATCAACACCAGTATCATGCTGACCAACAACTAGCTGATCCATAGTACGATTAGTCAGAAGCATATTGCGACGTTCACCATTGACAGTATTAACTGCCTCAGGATAAATTGCAAAACGCTGAGTCTCAACAGCATCTTCATCCTCGACACTCATGATCTTATACAGCATATAGGTCAAACGACGAGAAGAAGTATAATCAGGAACAATGCGAAGCTTCTTAATAGACTTACCACGGCCATTGTCACAGATGATAAACAGAGGGAAGACCGTATCAGTCTTCATAGCATCTGCCTTCTTCTTGACATCGGCATATGTCTTAGCACTTGCAACAGTCATAGTAGAATACTTGACCTTTGCAAAGTTAGTCGTAGCAGGAGTACCAGTGACTTCAGTAGTTTCCTTGCCCTGGCCATCAATATACAGAGGCTTACCATCAGCAGAAGTCTTATTCTCCTTGCCAGCAGTAATCTCAGCAGTGATAACCAGGTTAGCCAGAGTTGCATCGGATGCAACAATACGCTTACCAAGAACACGGCCACCAGCCTTTAGAATTTCGAAGGCTTCGAGCAGGGGCTGTCCATACTTGAAGAAGTTGGGGTTGTCGCCGTACTCTGTAACGAAGTCATCATAGGTGTAATCTGTAATTTTCTCTGTGCCTTTGTCGGAGGAAAAGGCACACAGAAACAACGGCAGAGAGTCGTCAGTCGAAGAAGCAGTACCCTTCGGCATTAGTACTTCATGCCAGTTAACTGTCATTCCAGCATACATAGCTGTCTTCCTCCTTGTTAGGTAAATTAATTTGAATAGTTAAGAAAATTCAAAGATTATAACTGATTTCTAAATCAAGTATATAATTATTGTAATGTTGCTTTTAAGTACTCAATCTGGGACACTATATAATGTGGCATCTTACATAGTAACGACTCTTTCCAGAGGACTCTCTTTATGAGTACGCTTACCAGATTTTTCATCATCAGACAACAGAACAGCACTCATAATAGCTTCATCAAGATTCTCAGAGGTCAAAGAGACAAACGGAGAAATATATTTAGAAGCTTCCTTAATTGAAATAGAAGTATATCCAGTCATTTTAGAATTAGCAGTTTTAGACAATCTAAAAGGATTAGAAATATCTTCAGGATCTCTACAGATTTTAGAATACAATAATCCCATTGCTTGAGCATGAATCTTATAAGTACCAGAATTCAATGCCATACATTCAAAAGGATATTGATATAGCTCGTTATAAGGAATAGTATTAGGAATACGACCAGTCTGAATATGAAGTCTAAACAATTCTGCTAGATTATCCATATCTTGTGCAACATGGCAACGAGTAATAAGCTGATCATCCTTATAAAAGATTAATACCCTATAATCAGAAGGATCTAGTTCAGGTTCAAGCTGAACATCTTTTCTTTTTTCAATCTTTCCAGGTCTACAAAGAAACATTGTTGGGAAATTAAAAGCTTTCAATTTACCAGGATTACCATTAGCAGCAATAATTCTGTAATTGAAAGATCCCATCAGTTTTACATATGCACCTTCAACTGTCGCTGAAGTAGATTTACCAGAACCAAAATAATCCTCAGGAATATAATATTCCAAAGAACCATCTTGATTAAATAGTAATGCATCTTCTTCCCTTCGTGCGAAAGGAGGAATTTCTGTGAATTTAAATGTCAATGCCATTTTGATTAATCCTCCTAAAAAGGTATTATAAACAAGTTAAAAGCCAGAGATGAGGTTTCCCATCTCTGGTTTCTGTTTTAATTAATAAACATTTTCGCTATAGATACCAGTTTCTCTAGTGAATAGAATTTCTTTATAATTATTAATAATTCTTTCATCACCATTATTGTGCTCATATGCAGTAGTAATATTGAAATATGCTTCTTCAATATTATTAAGATAATAATGACAAATAGCCAGTAGATCATTATCTTTAGAGATCCAGTTATCATATCTTTCAAGCCAGTCATGCTTTCTAGTAGCAAATTTACGGCCCATTTCAATATATCCTACTGCAATGGTATATAGTTTCTTTGCAATATAAATATCAGCAATGCAGAAATATGGATCTCTATATGTAGGATTAGTTTCAATCCACTTAGTATACCACTTGATTGCCTCATCATAATTCTTCTTAACGAAATAATTATCTCCAAGATGGCCATAGCAGTCTAGTTTAATACCAAGCTTTTCAGGATCATTAATATCATCATATTCTAGAGTCTTAAGATACTGTTTAATAGAGTTATCATAATCTCCAGTGATATAATATTCTCTAGCAAGAAGAGAACTCACATGGGATTCTTTAGGATTCTCTTTTACTGCAAGTTTCAATAGAGGAAGATAAGAAGATCTAGGCTTAGTGATATCCATAAAGTGATGAAGATAAATCTCTTCTCCAGCATCTAGAATATGCTCTTCCATATTAGGATCATCTTGTTCTAGAATCTCATGTACAGGGAATTTCCAATGATAATTCTTTGTATGAATTTTATCATATACAAAAACATTAGTAGGTTCACCATTACTATTATGAGACCAAGCATACATATAATGGCATCTAGTATCATCATCTTCCCAATTATCTCTAAGAACTTGACACCATCCAGTTTCAAAGAGTTCATCAAAATCTGTGCATACACAAATTTCAGCATCATCAGGAATCAACTTCATAGATTCATTACGAGCAACATCAAATCTCCAAGGCTTAATAACTTTTTGCTCTACTCTAGTTACTCTAGGATCTTGCTGTAGCAATTCAAAAGTTCCATCTG